CTTAACCGGCTTGGCAGCGATCAGCAGTCCACGCTCATCGGTCCACGCAGCGATTTGAATCGTGGCGTTTTCCAGCGAGGTTTCGTTCAGATCGACGCCAGTGGTCGGGCTGTTGTAGTTCTGGCCGCCGCCAACCAGCGGGTGACCAACGCGGGTGCCGGAGCTGTTCACGCCGAACAGGGACACGCCGTCGCCACCGAGGTAGCTCTGGCTGAAGCCGTTGTTCAGGACGGAAGCGCCCTTGACCTGCTTGGTGTAAGCCATACCACGAGCCAGAGCCTTGGTGTAGCGGGCAGACAAACTGTCATACAGGTTGTCTTCCACAGCTTCTTCCGTGATGGAGAAGCCCAGAGCGATGGTTTCGTGGGTGTAGCGAGCGGTGAAAGCTTCCTGCGCGTTGTCGTAAGCGATGGCAGAGCCTTCGTTCTTGACAGGTGCAGCACCGAAACCGGCCAGCTTGGTTTCCTCTTCGAAGGAACGCTCAGACTTTTCGATTTCGTAGATTTCCTTGTGCTCCTCGCCGTAGCGAGCGTACTCCATACCGAACAAAGCGTTCAGGCCGGGAAGGAGTTCCTTCAGCAGTTGTGCACGAGAGATAGCCATTTTACGTTACTCCTTAGACGCCAACTGCGTTGGTGTAGCTGTGATAGCCGGGGTTGAACTTCACCAACAGGTCGGTGTACGCGTCGCCGGGGCCCGAAGCGAAACCAATGATGCGGAAAGCAGCAGTGGTGGTCACAGAGCTGGTGGAGACGGCCACGTTGCTGTTGCCCGTGGTGGTGGAGCCAGTGCTGGTGGACTGCGCGTTAGCGAAGTACACGTTGTTGCCCAGAGTGGTCTGAGCCATAGCGCCGTTGGCTTGCACTTGGAACACCACGTTGGGGTCATCCACCACGTAGGCAGTCACAACGCCAGTGGTGTTGGCGGGGTAGTACTGCGCGTAGATTTGCTGACCTTGTGCGTTGATGTACGAGCAGCCAACAAACACGCCCACTGCGCCGGTCAGAGTGCCGGAGCCGGGGAACGAGTTGGTGGTGCCGTCAGCGCCAGTGCCGGTAACGATGTTGATATAGCCGGACGAGTTCACATACACAACGGTGCCGTTGTAAATGTTCACGGCGTAACCAGCCGGGTCGATCAAGAGAGAGCGGGTGCTGCCAGCATAGGGCAGGCCGCCGATCTCGTTTACGGCACGCAGGCCGTAGGGAGAAGCGGTAGAAGCCATTTATAACTCCAAAGAATTACTTTGAACCAGAACCAAATCCGCTTCCGCGACTGGCCGACGACTTGCGGTCGGCGAACAGAGGCATACGCGGGTCGTTATTTCGCATGAAGCTGTTATCGACAGATTCCATCTGGGCGCGATTCTGGTTGGCGTAATACTCATCACGGGCTTGCGCACGTTCACGGGGCATCTTGCAGAGCATGAGGCCACCGAGTTCGACGTTGCCAGTCTTCGCATTACCTTCCAGCATCAGTTCCGGATGGTCCGCCGCCTTCACCGGCTCCCAACCTTCACGCATCTTGGTAGACACGTTCGTGTTCTGGGCCTCACCAAGGACGTGCGTCGCAATCCAGCGATACACATACCCGGGCTCGGGTGTCGGATCAGGAAGCGCGTTCGGCGGGGTGTACACCAAACGAGCACTTTTATCGCGTGACACGAGGTCACGAGGGGTCCGGGTAGAAGTTTCAGCCATTCGATTTCTCCAGTTTTGCTACTTCAGCAGCGTATTGCTGCGGGGTCAGTCCGTACTTTTTAGCCAAAGCAACTTGCCTCGGCGTGAGTTGGATTTTCTTTGCACCCGTCGAACGAGACGCCGGGGCAACAACCGTCGTAGGCTTTCTGGAGCCACCGCCGGATTGCGGCTTGGATTCATTTCCGAAGACTTCCGGAAACTTCTCCTTCATGCGAGAGTCGATCCTCTCGAAGTAGTCGTCAGAGCGGGGGTCTACCCCCGAATTCACCAGTTTTTGATGCAGCCCCAGTGCGAAGCTGGTAAGTTCCTCGTACCCAGAAGAACCGAACCACTGGTTTTTTGCCTGCCAGCTCAGGGTTTTTTGGTCCAGTTCTTGCCGAGGTGCGGGTTGTGAAGCAGGTTGTACATCAACTTCCTGCTCTTGTAAAGCAGGTGCCTTAAAAGTTTTGGCCTGTTGCACTTTCATCTTAGCCTCCATCATGGCCTCTTGGGCCGCGATGATGGCGTCGGAATCGAACGACTCAGTAGCTTGGCGAAGCTGCTGCTTGGCCTTATCCAGCTCAGACTCAGCAACTTGCACCTGAGACGCGGCGTATTGCTCCGTCCCGGTTTGCACGTACTGTTTGAGCCGCTGATTCTCTTGAACCATGTACTGTGCAAGACGCTCTAGCTCTTGCTTCTCGCGCAGGAGAGATTCTTTGGCGCGGCGCTCGTCATGGCGCGCATGGGTCAGTTCCTTGATGCGCTTTTTGACGTTGTCCGAGTAGCCGTCGATCTCGTCGTCCGTCGGGTCAGCCACTTCACGATCCAGCGGCTTGCGGCCACGGTCACGCTCGGGGGTGTCATCAACGATCTCAATCTCAACGTCATCAGACTCAGCGCTGATCTTGACCTCATTGCCCTCTTGAGCATCGACTTCAACATTGGTGTTGTCGTCTTGCTCGTCGGGGAACTTGTATTCAGACATGAACTCTCCTTTATGCGCGGGTTAGGCCGCGAGGGTCTTGAACAACACACTCCACCTGATCGTCGTTCAGGACTCGGAACTCTTTGCCGAAAATCTTGAACCGCGTGCCGGTGTAGGTACGCACGAGAACAAAGTCACCTTCCTTGCACCACGCACCCGTGGGGAACTTGGCGGTATCTTTGTACGCGTCGGGGCCGACTCGGAGCACGAACAGCACAGTGGTGGCGTGCTCTTCTACTCGCAAAGTCGCGGCATCTCGAACGAGGTCGAGGGACGTGCCAGCAATCTTCTCGTCAACTTCTGGGACGATGCACAGCAATTTGTAACCGACAGGCGTCGGCAGTGCCGTGGCCTTGGTTTCGTCGTCTGCGTTCGCCTCAGGGGCGTCGAGGGGTTGGACGTGCTTGGGCAACGTGATGCCCGGCGGCAGAATGATTTCACTCATCTGATTTTTCAACTTTCTCTGCAAGGTCGAGGAGATGACGCTCTGCGGTGGCTAGACCTTGAATGACACCACAGAGTTTTTGGTACTCGTCAAAAGAGCGACACGATCCGCCGGCCAAGTCATCGGCGTAGTTGTTCATGTCGGTGCGTATCTTGTCGCGCAGTACGCGTGCGAAGTCTTGGATCATTTAGTTGGCTTGGTCCTCTGTTGTTGTGCTTGCGCACGGGCTTGCGCGGCCGCTTGGGCTTTGCTCTTTGCGATATCGACGCCCATGCGGGTGCCTTCTCGTTCTTGGTTGGCAGCCAGAGTCAGCATGTCTTTCTGAGCCTGTACCGTGAGCTTGCGGCCCTCCAGCTCCATGCGCGCATCCAGCTCTTGTTTGCGCAGCTCGATGTCGTCTGCCTTGGCAGCAGCATCGGCCAGCACCTTCTTCTCTTTTATCTCCAAGTCTTTCTGTTGCATCTGCAGCACCGGGTCTTGGGCTTGCTGCTGGGCTTGCTGCCGGGCGGCCTGCGCTTGGTTCTGCTGGAGCACCTGCTGCGCAGCTTGGGCCATCATTTGTGACAGCGACAGCTCGATCTGCGGCGGCAGCTTCTCGTCCTCGGGAGGCAGGGGCATACCGAGCTGCTGCTCGATCTTCTGGCGGTAGCCATACCCAACGTGCTCGGCAATGTGCGCCATCATGGCCGCTTGGATCATCGGAGCGCGGGGGTTCTGACCCACAAGCTGCATCACGATGGGGTCCTGCATGGCCGACATGTGCACCTTGATGTGCGACTCGTGGTCTTGGTACTGGAACGCTTTCATCGGCTCGCCCTTGAGGCAGGCCATGTTCTCAGACACCGGGTCCTTGGGTTTCTGGTCGTCCGGCAGGGGCACGAGCTTGTCGGCGTTCTTGATGCCCAGCACCTCCAGCATCCCCCTGTGAAGCTGCGGCAGGTTGTAGATATCCGGCGCAGTTTGCGAGAGCTGGATGACCGCTTGGTACTGCACGAGGCGCTGGCTCATCGTCGCAGCGTTGGGGTCCGACACGGGGATAACCTCCACCATGTCGTAGTCGGACTTCTTCACCCGACGCGGTGCATCGTCCTCGGTGTCCGGGTCGTAGCTGTACTCCTCGTCGGTGTAGTCGCGGATGATCGCTTTGAGCAACTGCAGCTCTTGC